GCAAGAAATGAAAATGATCGTCGACAGTTTCAAGGTGCTCAGTCGCATCTTCGGATTCCAACTCGATGATTCGCGCTATCTCACCGAAGAGAAGGCGATGACTTACGCACCCGTCTGGTACGGGGTCAACAAGATCAGCGGGCACGTTGGGTATCTGCCGTTGTTTTGTTATCGCCGTTTACGTGACGGCGGAGCAAAAAAAGCCGATATGCACGATGCGTATTCGCTGCTGAAACGCAGGCCGAATATGTATCAAACGGCAATGCAGTTTAAGTCGCAGATCACCTCGCACGCGATCCTGTGGGGCAATGGTCGTGCGGCAATCGTTCGCGAAGGCAGCACTATCACTGAACTGATTCCGCTGATGCCGGATCGAACCGTCACGCTGTTAGTGCGAGGCGAGAAGTACCACGTAACGCAACCAGTAAAGGACGATAGGTTGCCGCTATTTGCTGAGTGGTACGACAAACGCGAGAAGCTTATTGTCCTCCCAGACCGTGACGTGTTGCACATACCGGGATTTAGTTTTGACGGCGTGGCAGGTGTGTCGCTTGTCGAGATGGCGCGTCGTTCGTTGTCGCTCGGAATGAACGCAGAAGCGACCAGCGAACAGCAGTTATCCAAGGGCTTTGCCGGGACGGTGATGCTTGAGGCTCCACCAGGTGCGTTTCGTAAGCCGGAAGACGCTTTGCAGTTCATAGAAGAATTCGAGGAGCGACACACAGGACCAGAGGCGGCTGGAAAACCTGGACTGCTTCGCGAAGGGATCAAGGCCAACGTCTTGCAAATGAGCAATCAGGACCAGCAGTTCCTGGAACAACGCAAGTTCCAGCGCCAAGAAGCGGCGATGTGGCTGGGTTTAGAATCGATCCTCGGTGACGATTCAAGCGTTTCGTATAACTCGCTGGAGCAGAAAAACCTCGCTTACTTGTCGGGTTGCTTGATGACTTGGTTGACCAAGTGGGAGCAGGAATGCGACGAGAAGTTGCTCAGTGAAAGCGAAAAGCGGCGGGAAAGTCACTACTTCAAGTTTCAAACCGCTGCATTGCTAAGAGCCGACTTCCAGACAACGATTACCTCACTCCAGACCGCGATAGCAGCTCGGATCATCAACCCAAACGAGGCTCGCGAGCGATTGGAACTGAATCCGTACGACGGCGGCGATTCGTACGAGAACCCGGCGATAACTCCCGGCCAGACCGGAACGACGCAGCGAGATAACGACAGCGTGACCGTTGCCAACCGTGCTATCGTCTCAAGGCTTGAGCACATGCTTAACATCGAGTCCAAGCGGGTTTGCGATGCCACCTCGCAGGAAAACTATTGCGATTGGCTGGATGGCTTCTATGTCAAATGGGAGGCGACCCTCGGTGAAGCAATTGCCAACCTCGGCGGTTGCAAGTCGCTAGCCAAAGACCATTGCAAGGCATCAAAGGACGAACTACTGAGCATTGCGGGAATCTGCACACCAGAAACGCTGGGAGCGGAAATCAAAGCAGCTACTGCAAGATGGAAAGAACGAGCCAACGATTTAGCTGAAAGGCTTACCCATGAAAGTTAATGCAAAGACCGGTGAAATCTGGATCAACAACGTCATCGGTCCCGAAGATACTGACCGGCCAGAATGGGTATCCGATACCAAGGTACTCAATGCACTCGATGAGATCGGCGACAAGCGGGCAATTGTTCGCATCAACTCGCCAGGCGGTTTTGTCGATACCGGTCTAGGAATTTACGCGGCACTGAAGAATCACGCTCCCGGCGTGGATGTGGTGGTTGACTCGCTGGCCGCCTCTATCGCTTCAGTGATCGCAATGGCTGGAGAATCGATCCGCATTGCTAAGAACGCGGCGGTAATGATCCACGAGCCGTGGGGTGTGTTCGGCGGCAACGCGGAAGAACTGCGGAAGCGAGCCAATGAGCTTGAGTTTTACTCTCAGCGGATCATTCCGATCTATACCGAACGAACGCGGCAAAGCACGGAAACGGTCAAGGCGTGGATGAAAGCCGAAACGTATTTTTCGGCAGAGCAATCGCTTGAACTCGGATTTGCCACCATGATTGATGGCACGATTCCAGAACAGTCAGCACGAGCACTTAAAGACATCAACCCAAATCTGCCGGACACCATTAACGTAGATCAGGAGTTTCAGCGTAAGGCGGCGGCACAACTACGCCAGCATCGCATCAACTCACAGATTGCAGCAATCAAACAGTTTCAGAATTTTTCAAATTAGCGTCTTGCCACATCGCCAAACTGCGTTTTAATTAAAGCTCACACAAATCAACTTCTGTTGAATCTGCGGCAACTCGTTAGCGGCCAAAGTCAGCAGGCTGTTGAAACGGTTTTTACGTTTCTCCAGTCAGCAGGCATTAGCCGCTAATTTCGTTTCTAGTTAGGCCATTTGTGCCTGCTGCTACACAGCACAGGACACAAACATGGCACTATCTGTAAAGGCGATCCGAGAAGAGATCGCAAGTATGAAAGATCGTGTAGCGGCAATTGTTGCCGTTGCCGAATCAGAAGCCCGCGATCTGTCGGTCGAAGAAAAGACTGAGATCGACGGAATCAACGGCGTTGGTGAAAAGGCTGGAAAGATCCAAGCACTTGTCACCGACCTCGAACGAGCCGAAAAGTACGAAAAGATCCAGAAAGACTTGGCCGCAAGCCGCGTCAAGGATCAATTCGATGCATCCGGCAATGTTGCTCGACCCGAAGCAACGATCCGCGTGCCTGCACGAGCACGCACTCCAGTTAAGAACTTCAAAACTGCTGAAGATGCTTATGCGTCCGGCATGTTCTTGTCGGCTATCAGCGGCAACAAGCGTGCGCGGATGTGGTGCAAAGAGCACGGCATCATGAACGCCATGACCTCCGCCGACAATACTAAGGGCGGTTTTACCGTTCCTGACATGCTGGAAGCATCGTTGATCGAATTGCGTCAGCAGTATGGTGTTTTCCGCCAGAATGCTCGCGTTGTTCCGATGAGCGAAGCGGTCAGCAACTGGCCGAAGCTCACCGGCAACACGACCGTTTACTTCATCGGTGAAGATCAAACTTCAGCCGGCACGGGAACTGGCGTTACTGCTTCCGATATGGCCTTTGAACAGGTGCGATTGGTCGCAAAAACAGCTGGCGTCTACTCGATTCTCAGCAACGAACTAAACGAGGATTCAGCTATCTCGATGGCTGAATTGTTCGTTCGTGACGCTGCAATGCAATTCGCTGCTAAGGAAGATGATTGCGGTTTCAATGGCGACGGAACCAGCACTTACGGCGGTATCCAGGGTGCCAAGAACGCTTTGCTTGCAGGCAGCAAGTACACCGCGTTGGCTGGCAACACTGCGTTTTCAACGCTTGATCTTGCTGACTTTGAAGCGATGATTGGTCAGCTAAAGTACTACGCAGGCATCCAGCCTAAGTGGTACATCTCGCCAGCTGGCTTTGCTGCTTCGATGCTTCGCTTGGTCGATGCTGGCGGCGGTAACACCAACGCAACGCTGTCCAATGGCATCAGCGGTGCATCGTTCTTGGGTTACCCGGTTGTGTTGTCAAACGTGCTCAACACCACCTTGACCGCACAGGTAAGCACGACTGGCTTGTGCTACTTCGGTGACTTGGCAATGAGTGCTTACCTCGGCGATCGCAAGGGCATCACCGTTGCCGCCGACTCCTCTGTTCACTTCAAGCAGAACAGCTTGGCACTCCGTGGTATCCAGCGTTTTGACATCAACGTCCATGACATCGGAACCGCTTCCGCATCTGGTGCGTTGATCTCCCTTGTAACTCCAGGTGCATAACGATTCACTCGTTTCGCTCCGAGTGGACCCGCTGGGGGCTGTCTTCGGATGGCTCCCAGTTTTTCTGACACAAAACTCAATTGAGGTAAACATAAATGCATAGTTCACAGGCTCTTGATCGTTCGGTGCTTTTGGCACCTGTTGCTGCGGCCACCACCGCACGAACTGCAAATCTTGACACCGCTGGCGCGGATTACGCGACCATTGAAGTGCTCTTGGGTGCAGAAGCAAACACCAACTCCACAAACGTGGTTTTGGCTCTCAGCGAATCTGATGACACGGTTGCAACCAACTTCGCAACCTTCAATTCGGTTTTCGCTCGTACTGTTGACAACACCGCTGGCGTTGTTGCGGTCAATCACGTTGATCTGAAAGGTCGCAAGCGTTATTTGCGACTCACCGTGACACCAGACACCACGACCAACGGTGCTGTGATCTCAGGTGCAATTGCAGCGTTGTCACTAGAACGACGCAAGGCAAACAGTGCCAACGGTGACGATGTTGCTGTCGGCTAGTCATAGGTCCAAACTCGGAGCGAACGAGATGGAAAAAGTTAAGCATGTGTCGGTTGCTGCCGTCATGACAGCAGGCCGATACGAGTGCACCTTTGCACGAAATCATATTGAGATTGCACTAAAGCAACTCGGCATCCCGCTGATGATTTCCGGAGGTGTGTTCTACGGGCAGTGTATGCAAAAGATGTTGCAAAGCCTGGTTGACGCTGGTTGCGAATACGCAGTCACGGTCGATTGGGATACTTGCTTCAAGTCGGAGCAGTTGCAGCATTTGTTAGAGGTTGCGGTATCGCACAAGGATGAGATCCACGCGATTACCGCGATGCAAGCTCGGCGTGGAATGCAAACCATGCTGGCGACGATTGAAGGCAAGACGAAAGTTGAGTGGGACGGTACACCGATTAAGGTTGACACCGCTCACTTCGGTTTGACGGTCATCAATCTAGAACGGCTCAAGAACGTCAAGAAGCCTTGGTTTTACTCGCAACCGGACGAAAACGGCGACTGGGGTGAGGCCAAAATCGATGACGATATTTGGTTTTGGAAGCAGTGGCGCGAGGCTGGCAATTCGATCTACATCGATCCCAACGTCAGGGTCGGCCACATGGAAGAAATGGTTGCCGTTTTTGATGAACGCATGAAAGTGCGGCACGTCTACCCAGCCGATTGGGTTGACGAATGAACTGGAACGCGCAACTACAACAAGATCGCTGGGTAATGTCCCATCTCGATGGAAAGCGTGAAGGCACGTTTCTTGACGTGGGAGCACATGACGGAGTTGAGCACAGTAACACTCTGGTGCTGGAACGCGATTTCGGA